ATACAAACCGAACCAAAAATTGAAGAACGAGGAGAAATTGGCAATTGGTTAAATCTTCCTTATTATTTTCATAACAATCCAGATAAAAACAGATGGCGATGTGCAATCAATGATGATGGGACAGAAGCAACTCTAGAACAATTTTTTCATCTGCATACCCAATATTCTTTAACCGAAGAAGAATTAAATAATTTTACTATTCCTTTAGAAGATGATTGGTTCAAAGAAGGACCAATGTGTTTAAAAATTATGGCAACCTTTGGATTTGTAGAAGGACATCGCAATAATACTCTAACTGAAATTGGAATTTATCTTAAAAAAAGATTTCCGGATACTTGGAGAAAAAAATTAGGAGAATACAATACTCATTGTTTTAGAGATCTACAAGATGGACCATTATCCACCAGAGAAGTTCTAGCTATAGAAACTTCAATTGGCAAAAATGATTATTTTTATGGATGCAAAAAAGCTCCCTTAAAACCTTTTTGCAGAGCCCATGAGTGTCGGCTTCAAAAATTTGGAGTAGGAGAAGGCAATGTTCCGAATAATAATGTGAGTAAGCTTTCAGTGATGATGTCAAATCCTAAGGTGTGGTTTTTAACTTATGAAGGAAAAACTGTAGTTCTAAAATCAAGGGAACTAGCAACACAAAGACTGTGGCAAATTGCTGCTACCGAACAAACTGGTAAAACTCCTCAACTTTTAAAACAAGGAGATTGGGAAACTTTATTACAAAGGCTTCAAAGTGATGGAAATATTACGATTATTCCGGCCGATCCTGAAACAACTAATCGAGGAAAATTAAGAAAATTTTTAACTAAATGGTGCTTAGATAGTGTGAAAGTAGAAGAAAATGAAGGAGAAAAATGGGAAACTGCTTATGGAGATCAATCTCCTTTTCTTGATAAGGACGGCACAGTCTGGTTTCAGATAGACTGGTTTAAAAAATTTTTAGATACGCAAAAAGAGTGGGAAATGGATTCAAATCAAACTCACTCTTTTATTCATAGAATCTTTAAAAAGAACACTCTTGGAGGAGAGGGTCGCAAAGAAAATAAACGTTGCTTTTTTATTAAAAAAGACTACTTTGAAGAACTAGAAGAACTAGAACCGAAAGATATGAAAGGACCAGAGATACCATATTAATGACCGAACAAGAAAAAATATTTGGCGCTCCAGGCACAGGTAAAACTTATAATTTAATTGAAAGATTGCAGGCTCATTTAAATAAAAATTGTCCGTTCGATCAAACCTTAACTCTTTCTTTTACGAGAGTAGCCGCTCGAGAAATTCGAGCCAGAATCGCCAGTCAAAATCAATTCACTGAAAAACAATTACTCCAAAACGTAAGAACCATTGATTCTTATTTAATGAATAGAATTAGAGAAGATAAAGAAATTTGCTATACGCGAGATTTTATTAAAGCTTTTTATAATGTTGAAAAAGAAAGCACTATTTTAGATCACAAAAGAATTAGTTTTTACGCAGCGATGAACATTTTGAGAATGGGACGAATTACCGTTGGAGACGGAATAGAAAATATTTTAAAATATTATGATGGCAAAAAAAGGCCACAAATTAGTAGAACATTTTTAATTCAATTAGTGGAAAGCTATGATAATTATAAAAAAAATAATCTTAAAATGGATTGGGAAGATGTAAAGTATAAGGGTTTAAATTCCAAAATTATATTTCCAAATAATATTGTTCTCATGATTGATGAAGCGCAAGATTGTAACCGACTTGAATGGTTAGTTATTAATAAACTCATCACTGTGTCTAAACACGTTTACATCGCAGGTGATGATGATCAAGCGATTTATCGTTTTAAAGGAGGGGAGGTCGAAACTTTTTTACAGCTGCCCATTACTACAACGACAGTCTTGGATGAATCGCCTAGATTAAATGAAAAAGTTTATAATCTCGCTCAAGATATTATTCATTATATTCCGCCAGAGAATCGTCAAGAAAAGTCTTATAAACCCACTAATATAAATGTACATAAAATGCCACACTTTGGTGTAACAAAATCATTCAGAAATAAGGAAACGTTGGAAAGAAATTACTTAAACATGGAGATTACAGATCCTAAGGTACGGATTCATTGGTTATTTTTATCGAGAGTTAATTCCAATTTAGATATGAGATATTCTCAAGAAATTTTTTCTTGGTCTCAAATTTTAGCTAAAAATTTTTTTACCTGGGAACAAATTGAAGACTCTAACGGCCATTCAACTGGTTTAGAAAGAGCAACAATTCCTAACATTCCCTCAGAACAAATAATCGGGATTGAAACATGGTTAAAATTACAAAAGGGGGATAAAATTTCTGGATTAGATGTCAAAGATTTCTATAGAGTATTACCTGCTTCGTTTATTAGAGACAGAAAAAAAACTGCATTATTAAAACCTGATTCCATTATTCTTAAAACAGGTCACTACAATTATGATGATTTAAAAACTAAATTTTATTTTGATGCCAGCATCAATGCTCCATGGTCGGAAATTTTAAATCTTAAACCACGCAACAAGGATCATTATACTAATTATATCAAATACTTAGAGACGGTAGTAAAAAATGGAAACCATAAAAAATCTAAAAATATTCTTATGTCCACAATTCATGGCGCTAAAGGATTAGAGGCCGCTAATGTAGTTTTAAATACTGATTGGACTAAAAAATCATACATGTCTTATTGTCGAGGAGGTGTATGGAAAGACGATGAAATTAGAATTTTTTATGTGGCCGTCACACGAGCCAAACATAATATATTTTTCTATCAACCTGAATTTAGTTATGGAGAATACAAAGGTATGTATCATAATAATTTTTTAACCAAATTTCCGAAAGTCAATGGGCGTATACGATAAACAAATTGGAGGGAGACATTACCTCAAACATAAAATACAGCCAAGTAAATTTGTTGTAGAGAACAAGTTGCTTTATCCTGAAGGAACTGTTATTAAATATATCTTAAGACATCAATATAAAGGAGGAAAGCAAGATTTACTAAAAGCACAACATTTTATAGAAATGATTATAGAAAGAGATTATGGATAAAAAACCATTATTTACTCCTCAAACCGAATGGCTTCCACCAACTAAATTTCCAGATTTAAGAGACCGCAAAGAAATTGCCATAGACTTAGAAACTAAAGATCCTCAATTAAAAACACATGGATCAGGCTCTGTTGTGGGGAGAGGACACGTTACCGGAATCGCTGTCGCTATCGAAGGATGGGCTGGGTATTATCCAATAGCTCATGAAGGTGGGGGCAATATGGATAAGAAAACAGTTCTTAAATGGCTAAAAGAAGTCTTACTCACTGACGCCGACAAAATTTTCCATAATGCCATGTATGATGTCTGTTGGCTTCGTGCTATGGGATTTAAAATCAATGGTCGTATTATTGATACCATGATTGCTACTTCTTTGATCGATGAGAATCGAGGTCGTTATGACTTAAATTCAATTTGTAAGGATTACATTCATGAATCTAAAAATGAATACGCTCTACAAGACGCAGCCAAATCATGGGGTATAGATCCTAAACAAGAAATGTATAAACTTCCAGCTCTTTATGTTGGAGAATATGCAGAAAAAGACGCAGAATTAACATTAAAATTATGGCAAGCATGCAAACATGAACTCCAAGTACAAGATATTTGGAGTATATTTGATTTAGAAACTTCTCTTACACCCTGTTTAATTGATATGAGATTTAAAGGAGTAAGGGTTAATACAGACGAAGCAATAAAACTCAAGAAGATGATGGAAGATGAAGAAAAAAATCTTCTACAAGAAATTAAAAAAGAAACAGGGATTAATGTACAAATCTGGGCCGCAGCTTCTATCGCTATGGTTTTTGATAAATTAAAAGAACCCTATGACCGTACGATTAAAACTAAAGCACCAAGTTTTACTAAAAATTTCTTAGCTAATCATACCCATCCTATTGTTAAGAAAATTGCCGAGGCTCGTGAGATTAATAAAGCTCACACCACATTTATTGATACGATTCTTAAACACGTTCATAATGGCAGAATTCATGCTGACATTAATCAGCTCCGTGGTGATAGTGGTGGAACCATCACAGGACGGTTCAGTTATCAAAATCCAAATCTCCAGCAGATTCCTGCACGGAACAAGGACCTCGGACCAATCATTCGTAGAATATTTATACCTGAAAAAGATCACCTCTGGGGTTGTTTTGATTACAATCAGCAGGAGCCACGTCTCGTGGTTCATTATGCTCTACTACAAAAATTATATGGAGTAGATAAAATTGCAGACGCTTATAAAGAAGAAAAAGTAGATTTTCATAAAATTGTAGCAGACATGGCCGATATTCCGAGACGTCAAGCAAAAACAATTAACTTAGGATTATTTTATGGAATGGGTAAAAATAAATTACAGGCTCAATTGGGTGTAAGTAAAGAAAAAGCTGAAGAACTTTTGGGTAAATATAATACAGAAGTTCCATTTGTGAATCAATTACTAAAAGGAGTTATGCGTAGGGCCCAGGATCGTGGACAAATACGAACTTTACTGGGACGATTATGTCGATTTCATTTATGGGAGCCCATTCAATTTGGTATCCACAAAGCCTTGAGGCGGGATGCCGCGCTCGCGGAACACGGACCAGGAATACAACGCGCCTATACCTACAAAGCATTAAATAAATTAATTCAAGGAAGCGCCGCCGACATGACAAAAAAAGCCATGATTGATTTACATAAAGAAGGAATTATTCCACATATACAAGTCCATGATGAATTAGATATATCAATCAAGGATAAAAAGGATGGAAATAAGATAAAGAAGATAATGGAGAATGCCGTAGACCTTGAAATTCCTAACAAAGTAGACTATGAATCAGGCGATAGCTGGGGTGAAATAAAATAGGAGGAAATATGGAAAAAGTGAAACAACTTTGGACATTAGCAAAAGCTAATCCAAAAATATCTGTCGCGATAGCGATAGTGATTGTTGCCATTTATTTTTTAGCAACGTAGGATTGTATGTTGCATGGCTTACTTGAACGCAAACATTCCTGCCACGTATGCACAGGTAAGAAAAGAATATTTATATGACCTTAAAGAGCACCATGGAGAAGTGGAAG